CTAAACTGGTTTCTTAGAGATTGTATAGGTTACACCATTGATAGAGATTTCAATCCCCTCAATATTGACCTCAATCTTATCCGTGCTACCGACATTATCGACGGTAGCAACATCAAACTTAGCTAGGGAGCCATTTTCAGCCTCAATAGCTTTCAGACGGCTTGACATACCTACAATGTAGTTATCATAGCCACTGGCTGCATAATCATAGACAGCACCACCGACTTTGAACATGCCCTTGACAGCCTCACTGAAGGTCTTAGCTCCCGATACTTTGTAAGAGCCACCAGCTCTTAGCAGATAGAACCAATCTGTCAGAAAGTCATTCACACTAGCATAATGCATATAATGACCGCCCTCATTTGAAGGACGTGCGGAACCTTGAGTGACAGTGACACCGCTTGGACGCTGTCCTTGACCAGTCCAGGTCATACCGCCCCAGTTATTGTCTGCCTTGCCTACGGCTGATGTGCCCCACAAGCCCTCAAAGTGTAGGCAAGTGATGGCATAGCTAGGCAAGATGTTATGCTTCTTACAGTTGGCCAGAATCTTGTCCAGCACCGCTTTTTTCAGGATTGCCCCATTGAAAGAGAGGTCTCCTTCTTCTTTGGTGGCTGTAGCTTGTCCAGTTGGCTCAGTTTGGATTGTTTTGGTTCCGTGGGCTTGTTTTACTTCTTGTGCCTTGGACGGCTCAGAGGGCTGTTTTTTGAGCAATTCCGTCACTCGTTTTTGAACTGCATCATATTGACTACCAAGCGACTTTTTACGAGCTTCACCGTTGCCATACTTGCCAGCGATTACCTCCTGAGCCAGTTGGTCAACAGTCTTTTGATTAGCCGTAGCCTTGCCATTGATGACTGCCATGACAGCCTCATATTGATTGCCAAGAGCTGCCTTGCGGGTATCTCCGTTACCGTAAACACCTGCCAGGGTTTCTTTAACCAAGGTATCAAGGCTTTTTCCAGCCGTTGAGGTTGATGACTGATTAGATAAACGGTAAACATAGCAATACATCCAGCCACTAGCTGCCGCTGTCTGATTGTAGTTGTCAATAGTTATTCCATTGCGGGCATAGTTACAATGGATAATGTTGTCAGGGTCTACAAAGATACCAGTATGACCACCAGCACCGCTAGACTGTCCACGGCGACCCCAAATAAAGACATCACCACGCTTAGCGTCCCAGTCTTTGTTTTCTGCAATGAGCTTATAACCATTCTTGATGAGCCAATCATGCTGATACTCAGTATTTACTGCCCAGCCTGCTGTAATTGCTCCAGCTGACATCAAGGCATAGTAAACAGAGCTAGAGCAATCATAAGAACCTGGTCCGTTTCTGTAGTCCATTGAATAGGTCACTTTTCCAGCTCGTGATGTCATCCAGGCAATAGATACTTCAATATTTACTGCCATTGTCTTCCTCCTTTAGAAATAATTGAATAAAAGGGGAAAGCATGAGGAGTAAAAAAGAAAGAGGTACTAGCGATAGTACCCCTGCAATTATCAAGATAATTTTCCCTAATTTCCTCATGCTATGCCTCCTATTTAGGTTCAGTGTAGGTCATTGCTCTGTCTGAGTCTGATACCCCAGCTGTAGTAGGGTCAGACACAACTCCAAGCAAGACAAGCAATGTAAGAGCTGTATTGGCTACGTCATTGATATTGTCAGGCAACTTCAAGCCTAGCTGTTGGGCTAGTAAAAGAGCTGTTGCGACAATGGCCGTCAAAGTCGCCTTGTTCTTAAAGCGTAGTTTCCAATTAAGTTTCATGAATTTAATTCCTTTCCTTAATCATTGTTTTTAGTTCTCTGACATCTTCTGTCAGGTTCTTCATCTGTTCAGTCATAGCTACTAACGCCTGATTTTGTTTATCATGGTCATCTAGCCGCCGTGTATGGTCTTTGATGGTCTGCTCCAAAAATGAGATTTTAAGCTCAAGAGTATTGATTTTTGTAGCTTGCTCAATACTTTTAGCTTTCAGCACATTATAAAAGCCATAAACTGTAATGATGAACCCTACGAGAGTAATCAGCGCTTGGTATTCAGGTCTCAAATATTACTCCCCCTTTGGCTCAGTGGTCTGCTCTGATAACACCTCGATTACTACATCACGTAAGTTGAAAAGTTTTGGTACCTGTTCAACTGTGTAAGTGCCAGCAACAACAAGGGCTACCCATGATTTAACGATTTGATGTTTTTTAGTGAATTTCATTGTAAAATTTCCTTTCTTGATTAAAGCTGTACCTAAAACAAGGTTACTCAGTAGGTCCTTCATCTTCTACCTCCTCCACATTATCGACTGGTGCAAAATTAGCAAGAACCCCCATCACAAGCTCTGTCAGTTCAGATACAGCGTTGTTTACTGCCTGCTCATTCTTGATAGTTCCTTGTTTAGCTTCTCTTGTCGCTTGCTCCAAGTCTTCAATTGCCTTTTGTGACTTCTCAATCAGTTCATCATACTTGGCGATTTTTGCACCAATCTCATTGAACTTCTCATTTTCAGCACGCTGTGGGAAATTCTCTTGATAGATAACCTCAAGAGCAAGTTCAAAAAGCTCCGTATTGGATAAAGCAATCTTATCAGGAGATAAAAAAATAGGGACTATTGCCCCATCTGCATTGATTAACGTAACTTTGGTGGTGGACGCTGAACCACTAGCGTCATATTCTTGTGATTTTGAACCATATTCAAATTTCATAGCATTTCCTTTCTATGGATAAGGGTCATTGGTAACATAGGTAATAGTACCAGTCCATACCTTGTTACCTGTGATATTGTTAGTCAGCCTGATTTGTCCATCAGGGGCTAGATGGACAACTGATGTACCAGATATAGTTGGACCCGAGTTAGCTTGGATGATAAGATGTGCCTCTTTGATTGGCCTATATCCTGCTGGTATAGTCTCACTCATCAAACCATATTCGACTGTTGAATTTATGTTTTTGATAGCTCTATCAACTGTTAGGGTTACTAAGTTCCCTTTTCTCATTGCACTAATACCAACACCCCACATAATGGTAAAGTTAAAGGTGGCTGTATCTGTAATGTTTAACCTCGAAAAAGAGGATGATGTGTTCTGTACCGCTAACTGTGACCAACTTCCCCACGCTCCATTGGTCATTCTTCGTGTATAAATATCAGTTGAGTTATAGGGCATGAACATCTGAGAAATAAAGTTATCTGAATTATACCAAACGGTAAGATAACCATACTGATTACCTGGACTGTTTTCTCTCGCACCGACCATGTAATAAAAACCAGCAGATGTAACTAGATTAGCATTGCTAACCGTTATAATCCTGCCGTTGTTTTCAGTCAGTTTATGTTGCTGAATAGGATTTCCGTTAGCGTAAATATCTCCATTGACATCTAACGCTCCACGTTCTCTAATCTTATTGACACCCACCCCAGAACGGTCATAGGAAAAAACCACGCTTTCCGTCGCTACATTTATTGCAAACTCAGTCTGAGTAAATCTATCGGCAAGAGTGCCAATAACAACCCATGACTGATTAGCTGCATAGGTACCTGAGAGATTAGCTTGAGAGTTAATCAGACTAGATAAGCTAGTCCATGAGCCAGCAGCTGTCCCAGTGTCAGCCGTGTAGGTTGTTGTTCCTAGCCTTGCAACCTTAAAGGATAGTGTCATGATATTCTTTTGAGCACCGCCAATCGCCAAAGGTGCTACTCTAGCATTTCTTGTGACGGTAAAAGTACTGGAAGTTGAGCCAGTCCTAGCAATACTAAAGCTCAGAGCTGGTGCAAAGTACTCAAGAACCGTTACTGAGACATCTCTAGTATCTGACCAACGCCCACGACTGTCAGAGACGCTTGCTCTGATTGTGATAGCACCGTTGTAGTTCATAATTCCCAAGGTGCCACCATTCACATTGGTTGTTTGGTTCTTGCCCACAATCTCAGCTTTATAGCCCGTAATAGATGAGCCATAAGAGCCAGCACCGCCGTTAAATGTAACCTTAATATTAGATACTATCTGAATAAAGGTAGTGGTACTAGATACCAAGTTTTGAGCTGCTGTGTTGAAATCAGATAAAGAAACGCCTGTAAAGGTTGGTTTCATGTTGGTTGGAACGCTAGCCGTTAGAGTTGTTGACTGCGTTCCTGTCTTGGTTGAACCTGAGTAGGTATCGACATAGATTATCCCTGTCCCACTGGTTGAGTTGGGAATATCATTAGCAAAATCAAGAGGGATAGTCCACGTTGTGGAGGTATCTACATTACTTGCTATTGTCCCTTGTTTGCTACCCCAGTGATAGCGGACAGTGTGCTTAAAGCTAGAACTCTGACGGCTGATGTTGATAGTAACGGCACTACCAATAACGCCAGTGCCAACACTCACAGAGCTTGACCGTGGGATAGTGGTAAGTGTGAATGAGTTACCACCGATTGAGAGCGTACCAGGCGACCAACCACCGCTACCGCTAAAGCTAGCAGACAAGCTAAATGATTTCTTACCGTCTGCATTGTGCCCAACTGTGATAGTTTTGTCAATCAGCATGATTGTCTGATTATAACTAAGCATAGAGGGGCGACCTGACCAGCTCAGTGTCTGACCGTTGACGGTAGCTGAGGCGGTACAGTTGTACTCTGCAAAGGTAGTAGTCGTATTCAGCAAGGCAAGCCTTACCCTAACCTGACTACTATTGCCTGCGATATTCTGAGAGGTTTGGTCTATCCATAGGCGGATACGATAACCTCTATCATTATTTGACCAAAATTCAGCCATTTTATCCTCCTACATACCTAATAACGTTCATGTCAGCGTTGAGATGATACTGTTCTTCTCTGAACCGTCCAATTTGGATTGTCTTTGAGAAAATACCATTTTCAATGTGGATAACACCTTGAGAGATATACATAACCTCTACCCCTGCTGAGTACATGGAAATCCTACCGTTAGGGTTAAACATCAAGCTTGAACTGCCATCATTCTTACCAATGACCAGGCCCTCATTTGATGAACTCATGTAAGTATCAATGAAATTCCAGCGGTCTGAGAGCTCTCCAAGGTCTTTAGCAATGGTAGAAACACGTTGGCTAGCTGAAATTAAATCTTTTTCAGCCTGTGCCCTCGCCGTGTCATTAGCTTTGACAAAGTCCTGATAAGCCTTAATCCAGTTGTCCAATGTGTCAGCACTAGCCTTAGCCTCTAGCTCTGCTTGGATAATACCAGCTTTCTCATTGAGGGCGTTTAGCTGCTCTTGGGTCAGTACTTGGTCAGCCTTAGAATTAAGGTCAGCTTCAATATCCTCTGGTGCTGGTGTCCAATCCGTGGCGATATTTCCGCTTTCTAGTTTCATTCCACAAATTTCGACTACTCCACCACTATTTTGACCAAATTGGATAGAGTTATAAACTGCGTCAGCTACAAAAGTAATGCTATATCTCTTCCAATCTGTATGATTGATAGATTTTAATAAAACCTTCCTAGTGTCACTAGTTGTCCATGACCTCATCAAGAGATTAACACTATTTTGTGAACTGGTAGATGACACCCTTGCCCAGCAAGAAATAGTATAGGTATCCCCCACAATTAGATTGACACCTTGTGCCAAGTCCTTGTTACCACCATTGGTATTATTGACTACACGAACGGCTTTTTTTAGATTAGATGACGGCAGTTCATCTACATCAACGACCGTAGCAGTACCATTACCGCCAGACACAGACAACCACGTTCCATTTAGACGATTTCCCAATGGTAATGTTGCTGTATTCAGCAAAAGATTACGCCCGCCGACCTGAACATTGTCAAACAACGCCGTCCACTTATACTTAGTGTAGTCTTGACTATCTGCCTCAACAAAGTCAGTTAAAGTACCTAGATAACGCTTATTGTTGCTATCTGATGTGCTGAAACCGTCACGGCCATCAGCAGAGTTAGCCCATGCACGGTGAAAGTAGGGCGTTTTTCCGTCAGCACCAGCCTTTCCTGGTATGCCCTGGGCTCCGTCCTTACCATTTTTACCATCTGTACCTCTCCATTTAGTCCAGCGGTAATCAGCAGGATTGGTGCTATCAGTTGCATTAAAGTCTACATAAACCCCAATATAAGCCTTGTCTGCGTTGGTTTGGTTAAAGCCTCCGCCTGAGATAGTATCAGCGTAAGCAATATGGGTGTACTGAGTTCTTCCATCAGCTCCTTTAGCTCCTGGGATACCTTGCTCACCTTTGGGCCCTTGGAGACCTTGCAAACCTTGTAGTCCACGCTCCCCTTGAGGTCCTTGGGGTCCAGTATCACCTTTGTCACCCTTAGCTCCAGTTTCCCCCATTTTGGCCACAGAAAAACCTGTCTCGCTAGTATTATCCGTGTAGCTCCATGTAGTTTTGGTCCAGAGGTACTGACCAGGGGACACGCTAGGAATTTGAGAAGACCAACCGCTTGTGGGTGGGACGGTTCCTGATGTAGAACCAGCATAGACTACCGTAGTTGTTCTGATACCCACACCGTCTTTACCAGCGATACCGTCACGCCCAGTATTTCCGTCTTGACCAATTCTAGCCACTGAGTAACCAGTCTCTGAGGTACTGTCTGTGTAATTCCAGACCGTCTTAGTCCATAAATACTGCCCAGCTGGTACCGTAGGGACAGAGTTTGTCCAACCTGTGCCAGGGGCACTTGTCCCTGATGTTGAGGAGGCGTAAGTAATAACGGTAGACCTCAAGCCTACACCATTCTTACCAGCGATACCATCACGCCCTGGGTCTCCTTTTTCGCCTTTGAGACCGTCAGAGGCATTCAAGAAAGTAATCTGTTCAGAGGCTACTTCCTGATTATCGACCCATGCAGCGATTGTCAGAACCATTGTCTGATTGATGTCAGCAGCTTTGACAATGTAGGTAGAGCTTGTAGCCTTAATCTCACCGTCAACAACCCAACGCCAGCCACTATTGATGACCCTGTTCCCTTTCATCAAGGTAGGGGTCACAACTGACTGACCTTGACCATTCTTAAACGCTGTACCGTTGTCTGTAGAGACTTTCACGGTGTAAGGTTTAGCGTCTTCTATCATACGGTCTAGGCGTTCCTGAATACCGTTTGACAAGAGATTTTCAAGAGCCTTAGCGTTTGAGAAAGTGGTCTTGTTGTTCTTTGGATTGGTAAAGCTGATTGTCTGCTCTGATACCCTCATTTCAAGCAAGAGTACAGGGCTAAAGCCATCATCATAAACCTTTACGGTATCCCCTATTTCAAGGTCAGCAAAACCCTCAGCCTCATAGGTTACGGCAGGATAACAATTCTTTTTGAGTTCACGGTACGCTGCTGAACGGATAACCTCAGGATTTGAACTTTCTACCTGCATATCCTTTCTTATCCACTGGTCATTAGTGGTGGAGCTAGTAAACGCTGATGGATACATCTGCATAGAAAGAGGAGCATACAGCCCCTCTCCTGCTTGATAAAATTCACGTTCTCCCTTATCGTTATTAACAGACCAAGCACTGAGCCCAGAAATGGTGACAATATCGCCATTTTCTGTTCTACCAGTAGGCCTAACCATGTTGTAGATGTTTGTTTTATCTACTGTTCTAGTTAAGGTTTTTAGGTTCTTTCCGTATGTCAAAACAGTTGGGCTAATACGCCCTACGCCTTGGTGGGTGTCGTCGTTTTCGTGGTAGACATTGACTACAAAGGACTTGATAGAGCTATCAGCGTTGAGGTGGGTGTCAAATTCAATCTCTGCCCCAAACTTCTTAGCTAAGCTAAGCAGACGGTTCAGCTTGGTATCTGCTCCCTCCCACTCAGCAGAAATTTTCTGAGTAGAAACCTCATTGACACCAATTTTCAAGAATGTAAAGTTTAGCAAGTCCATAGCGTCACAATATTCTTTGAAAGTCATTGCTTTTGGCGCTTTGTATGGATTAGAATACTCATTGATAAGCTCAAGGTTCAAGTTGATACCGTAACATTTGATAATCTGCTCATTCTCCTCAACTTTTCGGATAGTATGTAGATAAGTCTTACCCTTGTACTGAAATGATACAAAGGCTTTTTCATTCAGATAGTTGTAGGCACGCTTACGCCCCACATCTGAAATGATGGCCTTTTTGAATACTGTGAAATCAAATGTACTAGAACCTGTTTCAAGGTACCTAGTCCATGTATCGTTAAAGTAATTCAACGTAGCCTGTTTATCGTTATCGATAAAAGCAACTTTTCTCAAACTTGCGTCATGAATTGTCAATAACATAAGCTATAAGTACCTTTCTTCAAATTCTACCTTGATTGTTGGCTTGGTCTTAACCCAGCTTGAGGAATAGACCTCAAGGGTAGAGTTACCAGGTGGAATAGTCAGGAATGTTGAGCCGTGGACAATGTCCACAATACGCTCCAAACCGTCCACAGTAACCGTGTCATTTTCGCTATTAAGTACCACATTCGAACCGATAGGGTAACGGTTAGGAATGTCTTTAGTAACTGCCACAAAATCCTTGCGGTAGAAAATGCTATCCAAGTACATACGGGTTACTAGTGGTTTGTTCCCCAGTGCACCAAATGCCACATGGATTTTGGCTGATTTTCTACCCTTTATTTCAGGAATGGTAAAGGTGTTGTAAGATCCCCACCAAAAGACCGTTACCTTGTCATCATTACGTTTGAGGTCTGACCAACCTCTAGGCTCGTTAAATGGGTTTTGGCTGTCTAAGTGGGTTCCTGTAAAAGTCCACTTTTTGAGCATGTTATAGCCACCTTTTCCGTCAGCAGCCATAAAGTTATACTCACAGCCTAAACCGTTGTAGCGTTTGAATGTCTCGACACCATACAAAAACCGTCCCTGTTCGTCAGAAACGGTCAACTTGATAAAGCCATACTGGTTGGCTGCACCAAGCCAAAAGACTTGTCGCCACCAAATATAGTCATTCAGTGAGCCAGTAGCCCCTGAGCTATCTGCTGGAATGTTCCAAGTCAAACTCCCTGCGTTGTTTCCAGTAGTGCCTCCTGGGCTTTGTAGAAACAAGTGAGGGCGACCTTGCCAATTCACACTCCCTATGGTTCCTTTGAGGTTCTGTGTTGTATCGTTCAAGATAGCAACGTTCTTAGTAGCGGCACTCAGACCAGTTGTGATTTTACTGTCACGATAATCAAAGAGTAGCTCAGACTGTTTCACTTTCTCAGTGTCAGCCTCCTCACGGTCACCAACTTCAAGAGCACCGCTAGTGTTGACTATACCAATATAGCCATTCTCAGCATTGTTTCTTACTGTGACCACAGGAAAAGCTGGGATATTACCATCATTGATAAGATTAAAGGTCACTTTATCAGATGATACCGTACCATTGTCAAATAATCGGTATGTGGTACTGTGAGCCACACCGTCAGGAATAAGGAGCTCAAACTCTCCCTTTTGAAACCATCTTGTCACGTTATCCATGTCAACTGAGCCAGTCACAAGCCCCATATAGTACTTGTCAGGCTCATCAGAGATAATGACCTTGACAGCCTCAGAGGTATTAAAGACCCCTGCCAGCGTATGCTTAGCCTGCTCAAGCGTCATGCCGTTTCTTTCTTGCATGGCAAACTTAACTTTAATGATTTTAGCCCCTGTTCTTACTTCTTGTAAGTTCACTCCTAAGAGTGGAGCGTCATTAGTTGTAATGTTACGCTCATTACCAACAGGGCGGATAATTTCAATAATTCGGATAACCTCAGAGAGGTCAAATCCATTGATAGTGATAGTGTCATTACTCATCAGACAATCCCCCTCATCATGTTATCTATTTTGATTTTGTCGTTTTGATAGTTAGTCATTGGTTGTCCAATCTTAGCAACTAGAGCGCCGTCATCAAGTACCATATTCACAGGACGCTTGACAGCTTGCTCAGCCACTTCTAACGCTTTAGTAAGAGCTTTGTCCGCTTGGTCTCTGATAATCTCAATTTGGCTCATTTCAGCACGTTCTGTGATGGATTTGAGCTTGAACTGACTAGACAGAGAACCGTTACCAAGACCTAGCAACTCCTCAGCACCAAACTTAAAGGCAGACATCTCTTTCTGCACATAGGCTAAGCTATCAGTCACATCAGAGGTATTCTTTTCAATACCTACAGCGATACCTTGGGCAATGTAGCGCCCTACGTTATCCCTGAATAGGCGTGACGGTGAGTGAATTTTAGCCTTAGCTTGTGCTGCACGTTCTGCTTGAGCCACAAGGGCATTAGCTGCCGCTGTAACTGCTCCAAGCGCTGAATACATACCTTGAGCCAAACCTTGGCCAATCATAGCCCCTACGCTACGCATAGCACCAGCTCCTGACATACCAGTAGAACGGATTGCACTTACCATAGCAGACATGGCAGCTGTCGCTGAACTAATCCCGCTACGGATACCGTTAGTAACTCCATCTGAGACACCTTTACCAGCTTGTCGCCCTGCTTGTGTCATTTGACTTGCTGACTGCCTTACCACTGACACCATTTGCTGCATACTTGAGCGCATAGTTGAGACTGCCTGTGTCATGGCAGAGCGTACAGTAGAGTTAAGCTGACTCATTGCTGATGTTGCAGCCCTTGAAATATTAGCAAAACCTGAGGCAACCATTGGCGCTGATGTGGCTAGTTGCATGATTGAGGTTCTTGCCGTCATTGCTGAGGCTGTAATAGCCGTAAATCGACCAGGAACCGAACCAAGTACACCTCCAAGGGCACCAAGTACAGCAGATACCGCTGAGAAACCTGCTGACATAGCTGAGGCTCTAGCTTGTGCCATAACCATTGAGGCTGACAAGGCTGTAATTCTGCTTTGTAGTGCCGTAATGCTAGCCGTTGAACCAGCAAGACCTACAAAAGAAGTCATGACAGCACTAGCAAAAGTCCTCATAGCAGAACCTGCTGTGGTCATCACTCCTGGCAATGAGCCTACACTTGAGTTAAGTGTGCTGAATACACTAGGGAGCGTCTGCATTGCTACGCTAGCCGTCTGAGCTGATGTAGCAATAAGTTTTAAGCCAGTTCCTGCCTGTTGCAAACCTGGACCCGCTGAGGCGATACCTGAGCTAGCAATAGCTGCTAGACCAGTTGCCACGGCTGCCAAAGTTCCAACCAAGTCACCAAGTTTGAGGTCTACCAGCATTTTGACACCCTGAGCCATTAACTTCACGCCTTGTCCAGCGTTTTTAGCTGCTGAGCCCATGCTTTCAAAAATGCCAGCCACCCCATCTAGCACATTTCGGATAGCAGAGCCAAAGCTCTCTACCACGCTACCAGCGCTTTCTAAAATTGAGCTGACTTGCTCTCCGAAAGTTTGGAGTAGTTGGGTCAAGCTATCAATGATAGGGCTGATTTGACTGATGAGATTGTTAAAAGCCTCTACTAAGGACTGTAGTACAGGAGCGACCGCCTGAACCATTGCTGAAATAGCTGGAATGAATGGAGCTAGTGCCTGAATGATTTGAACGATTGCCTGAGATACCACGGTCACAACTTGGACAAAGGCGCTAGAAATAATCTCAACAATAGGGGTCACTGCCGTAGCAATTTGAGCTATTCCTGAGCTTATCGACGCTATGACCTGACTTAGGGCAGAACCTAGAGCAGTTATTACAGGGGCAAGGCTACTAAAGGAGCTAATTACCGTAGCGATTGCAGAGCCAGCCGCTGTGATGAGCGGTGACAGCATAGCAAAAGATGAGGCTATCGTAGGTAGTACTGGTGCCACAATAACAAGAGCATTAGCCAAGCCCTGGAGTGCCAAGTTAAGGATTGTACCGATAGCTGTACCAACGCTGACCACTACGCTACCAACACCTTGTCGGATTGTAGCTATCCCTTGTCCTTGCATACCCATTAGGGCAAAGGCTGCACCAAGTGCCAAGATAGGTACTGCCAAGGCTGCGATAGTGGCAGGGTTGACCATTGCTAACCCCTGACCAATACCACGAAAAGCAGCACCTACACCCTGACCAATACCTCTAGCGGCTGCCGCCACACTTTGGCCAAGGCTACGGATAACAGAGACAATGCTTGTGCTAGCTGTCCTAACAACTGATGTAGCACCACTCACCCCACTTGTCGCATTCTTTTTGAAAAGACTGAATGGGTTAAAGGATTTCAAAAAGTTAAAGGCTTTGAAACCAGCAACTAAACCAATCAAGCCGCCCACTATTGCCTGAATTGCTCCAGCAGGTAGTGAGCTGATAAAGTTAGCCGCTACGGTTGCAGCCTGAGAAAGCCACTTGACCACATTGCCTAGGACACTAGCTAAGGTATTTAGCACGCTTGAGGCGGTCAGACTGTTCCAAACATGACCAATAGCCCCAGCGATACTCTGAATAGCACCTATAAAGGCAGATACTGCCCCTGTGTTAGAAAAGGCAGCCCAAAAGGTCTTAACCTTACCCACTAGGCTTGAGATAGTACTGCTAACTTTAGCTACAATACCCTCTACATTGATACTCTCAAGGAATTTACCTAGACCGTCAGCCATTCCGCCAAAATCTATACTTTCCAAAGCGTCTGATAGGGCATTGACCGCCTTGATACCAAACTTGTTGAGATGTTCAAACATAGGCATTAGCTTATTAGCTAAGCTCTCCTTTGCTCCATCTATGGCCTGGTCAATCGTCTTAAACTCAGTGGCCATTTTTTGGAAAGCGTCAGAGTTACCAGCACGGTTCATAGCGTCAAAGAAATCTTCTGTCTTGACTTTACCATCTTGAACCGCTGAAACCAGTTCAGCCGTAGACATGCCCATCTCTTTGGCAACTGCCGCCATACCAGCGGGCGCTTGTTCCATCATAATCTTAAAGTCCATCCAGGCAACCTTAGGCTTACTTGCCATTTGTGTCGCCTGAGTAGATAAAGATTTCATGGCTTGGGCTGGATTTTCTGCTGAGGCTGCAAGTCCACCAAAAGCCTTAACCAAGCTACCAACATTTTTAGTCCCTACAGCGTCAAGCTGAGAGTAAGTACTAGCCATATCAGAGGCTGAATAAATGGTCTTGGTGGCAAAGTCTTGCATTTCAGTCTTAGCAGCCTTGATGACCTCAGGAGAACGCCCAAAGGCTTGTAAGTTACCCTCAAAGGTCTTCCATGCCTTTTGTGAGCTGTTCAGTTCTCCAGCCATTTCACGGATACCACCAGTGACAACTCCAATACCAGTAGTGAGAGCAGAACTAATCAGGTTAGCTCCTAGAACCGACTTAAAAACAGACCCAACTTTTGAGCCTGTGCTTTCTAGTCCACCTAACAAGGTCTTTAGTTTTCCAACCCCTGACTGGGCTTTTTCTCCGTCTAGGTCAACCTTGATAGTAACTGAACCATCTGCCATAGTTTTTCTCTCCTTTCCTGATTAGTAGTCAAAATCTTTAGGTAGTGCATACTCTTTCTTGAGTTGTTTCATGCTTTCCTTGTACTTCTTACTGTCGCCTTTCTGTGGCTTGTAAGAGCGTATTTTAAGCACCTCAGCAAACTTAGTATCACTAGGTAGCCCATTGAGTAGGGCATTAAATTTCTTCCAGTGCAATGTATTCTGAGCGTCAATCAAATCAAGACCGTAAGCCTGCATAAATGATGAGTAGATATACTCAGCGTCATATTTCAAACTAAAAAGCCGCTCTCCGTCTTCTGATTGACTTCTTGAGCGTATCTTGCTTTTGATTGGATTGCCCGCTAGGTCTAGTACTGGAGAACTATCTTTAGCTGGAATAATTCTGATGTGTTCCTCAAAAATCAGCTTAAAGATTGCCGTTGCTTGTTCAGGGGTCAAAGCCTCTGTAAAGTCAACATCTGTAAATATCTGAATAGCTAGATAAGGCTTGTAAATATCTTCAAACTCATCATCATTGATAAGCTCCATGACTTTCAAAACCTTATTAAAGGCTATATTCATGGGGTACACATCATCACCAAGGAATAACTCATCTGTCAATTTCCTTGATAAATCCAGCATATTAGTCACCTAGATACTTCTTGAGAGCGTCACCGTTGTTACGTTTTTCCCACTCATCTACCACGCCTGAAATGGTTTCAAGCAAGTAAACCATAGTATCGACGGTAGACTCATCAGAGTAAGCATAAACCTTGTTATAGGCCTCCTCATCAAACAATCCAACCCATGACTCTTTAACCATGACTTGCAAAGCGTCAAAGGCTTTCTCATCTTCTGTATCTGCCACTTTTTGCCCCTCTTTTTGGAGCTTTTTACCGACTTCCTGCATATTCAGGATATTCTTATCGTTGGCTGCAAACTCAAGTTGAAATTCTCCAAAATCTACAGGAATGACATTACTGCGCTTTTTAATTACTACCATTGTTGTTTTCTCCTACTAATCAAAATAAAAAGAGGGGAGCGTCAAACTCCCCTAAGCTGCGTTATCCACCGACTACAGCGGATTGTTTAGGTACTGAGTTCCAGCTGATTGTGCACTCAAAGGCTTCAAATTCAGCAGCTTCACCGCCTCCGATTTTAATTTCAGAGACTGTGGAAGGTGCTACGTATTGAGTTTTACCGTCAGCGTCAACCACCTTGAACCACACTTTACGCTGGTCACCAGTCAAGAAACGCATACCAGCGATAATAGCCTGCGCTGTGTCTTCTTTGATATAGTCACCCTCAAAGGTGTAACCATATTTGACAGATGTTACCGTTGTTTCAGGCGTTCCGTCACCGTTGTAGTAAGCAACGTCATCTGTCTCTTCATCATTTTCAACCTCAGCGGTTGTGACCCCATCTGCAAGCCATTTCCAAGCGTCAGTCCCTGGTTCTACTTTGTCAGATGTCCAAGGTGCTACGTAATGCTTACGTAGGGCATTTTTCATTTTTGGCATTTATCTTCCTCCATTTGTTTCAAGTTTTGCTGTGATGTCCAGCATATAAACATAAAAGCCTTGGTCATCACGGTCATTAAGGAATGGCTGTGAGACTTCAAGGCCTCTGAATTGATATGAATTATTTTGACTAGGTAGCTCAAGGTTAAAATCAGCAAGAGCACTATTGACAGCCCACAGAATAGAGCTTGTCTTTTGGTGGTCAGTCGTTTTGATTGCCACCTCAAAAACAAGGCTAATATCTTGCTTACCGTTCATATACTCTTTTTCAACCTTGCCACCAGGTAAAGGATAAAGAACTAAACTCTCCGTCTCTGACAAGTAATCAAGTCTACAAGTCAAAGGGAGGCCTAGTGTGTTGATGAAATCTCTTAGGACTTCTGAAAAATCATTGTTATTCATGTCTTAACTCCCATTGCTCTCAGTCCAACCTTGCCCCAATCCTTAACATGGAGCGCTGAGGCTTTCAAATCCCAACGCTTACCTGTTCCAGGAGTGGTATAACGCCTAAACGTGTAGCTACGGTTTTTGTTGTAAGCTCCACCGTAGAACTGTGCCCTTGCATAAGGACCAGGGTATCTTACTCCGTCTCTAGTAGGCTGACCACTTCCGCTCAGTTCCCCACTCTTGCGAGGGATAAAAGGGTTCATGTCAATCATCATTTGACTAGCGATAGCTAACTTCCCTTTGGCCAAGGCTGATGATGATACTTTTTTCTCAATGCCTTTCAGGTCAACTTTTACAGATACACTTGTTCCCATCAGATACACTCCACCTCATAACAAAATATTTTATTATTATGTGGATAACTGACAGGTACAATAGTAGTCACTCTGTACTCAGTCTGTCCGTCATTGATAATGGCATTTTCAAAAGACTTATCTAGGACTATTGGGCAATATTGAGGATACACAAACAAAAGGCTAGGTTTAGCCTCTTTGCGGTTGTTCTGGGTGCCTTGCACTTGATACTGTCTATCAAACCTAACAGGACTAAGCGTGACTGGGCTCTCTAACATTACTTTACCCCATGCGTCTTTTTCTCCTGTGGTTTTCTGGATAGTCACAGTATCGACCAGCACTCTCTTATCAATGCCTGTCATAACCTACCCCTCTAAAGCCAAATCCTGCCCCTTTCAGAGCGTTCAAGGCGTCAATTGATAAGTTATACCTAGCACTTTCTAAAGAGGTCTTTGTGGTGTCCTTGTAGCTCACTGAGGTACGCCCAAGCGATACACTAGCAACTGACTGCTTATCATCAGCCGTCAGGATACCGCTAGTGTCCAAATAGACCACTTGGAAAGCTACAGCCAACTTGACCGCTTGCTTTCTGTGCTCAATCTCTTTCTCAAAGTCTACAAAATCATAGAACCCATTAAGAAAGAGGTTGATAGACACCTCCGCTCTCTTTAGCAGTTTCTCAAAGTCACTGACTTCATCAAATCCAAAATCCTTAAATTCATCTTTGGTTAAATAAGCGATAGTAACCACCTCCAATTAAAAAAGGCGGTGTTACTTATCCGCTTTTGCTGCTTTTTCTTCGACACGTTCAAAGAATGGGCTGAGTTCAGGGTGTGTAATTGCCCCCTTAGCGTTAAGCTCCTCAGCCTTCTTTACTTCCATGTCATACTCAATACCTTTATCAAAATTTGTTTCTTTGCCATCAACGACAAAGACCACGTTTGATGTTGCTTTGAATTTAGCCATTTTCTATTATTCCTCCACTTCGTAGCCTTGATTTTCAAAGGCTGAAATCATGATAGGGTCAGACAAGGTAAAAGATACCCCGTCCTTGGTCAAAGTAACAGACTTTTTGACAGAAACTGTTTCCACCACTTCCTCTGTGGTTTCCTCAGTTACTTCTTGCTTTTCCACCACTTCCTCTGTGGTTTCCTCAGTTTTCTTTCTAGCCATTACTTAGCCTCCCTTATGCTGATTTGTGAACGTAGATAGCTTTTTTCTTGTTGTCAAGAACAAAAGCGTCATAACGGATACGACCCTCAACGAGCTTACCGTTAATTCCTGGTGGGTTGTCGTGGATTTTGTAGTCTTCCAACTTGACAGGAGATGTAGTAGCCACTGGGTGAGCAATGACAAATTCTACATTTTGTGGCAAGCGTGATGTAGGTGTCAAAACAACTGGCAAGCCGTCAATCATACCTACTTGACCTTTGATAGTGATTTCTTGACCAAGGTCAGAGTTCTTCACAAAGGTTGGGTCAAGTTTGATAAGTTTGTAGAACTTAGGTGACACATGCAAGACACGGCCTGCTGTTGGAATGAATGCGTCAGTTAATTTGACCTGTCCATCAAGAACAGCCTCATAGGCGTTTTCTTTGGTTACAGCCGCTGTAGTGATGTGGTCAGCGTGTGCACCAGCTACGATTGTTGCAAAACGGTAGGTATCGACCTCAGGGATAACAACTTCTGAGAGTTGGCGTGCAAGAGCCTTACCCGCCTCCATAACACCATTAGTATCTTGTTCAGATTTTTTGTCAATGGTGAACGTGAAAGAACGGTCTTTCTTGAGTACCATAGTTTGAACGGTGTTACCAAGTTCCTCAGCCTCACCGTAACGGTTCTGACCAGTTGTCTTGTAGTCATTCATTCCTGATGTTGGAACTGAGTAGACCTTGACTGTGTCAACGCCTGTGAAATCAAAATCTTGGTTGATGATACCAGTAGAGAGCGCCTCTTTAGCAAAACGCTCATCAACTTTGTTATCAAATTTAGTTGCGTAGTTTACTACCATGTAAAATACCTCTTTTCTTTGTTTTGGTTTTATACGCTATCAAAGCCAGCAAAAAGGGCTTTGTCCTCTGCACTCAAGTTATCCCCATTGTCAGCTGCTGGGTTACCTGGTACAGAGATGTTAGGGTTAAGCTGTTTGTCTTCACCTTGGAATAAGTAAGGGCTTGTTTCTTTGAGGCTGTTGATTGTGTCCTCTAAGATAGGCTTTCCATCTTCCCCTAGCTCAATCTTGTCTAGGTCAATGAACTTCATCAAATCCTCAGAGTTGTAAGCTCCCACATCTTTCAAAGCAAGGGCTACAGCGTTAGTTTTAGTTACCTGAGCAAGCTGTGCCTCACTATCAGTCTTGTACTGGTCAAATTGGGCTTGTAGGTCTGCCAGCTGCTGCTTGCTTTCCTCACTTGCTCCCTCTTTTTCCTGTAAATCCTTGATGGCTTGGTTTTGTTGCTCAAGCTGTTGTTTCAAGGTGTCGTTTTCTGCCTGTAACTCAGACTTAGCCTGTGCTTTTGCATTTTCAATACCCGCACCGTACGCTTGCATGATATTATCCAGCACACTATTATCTGTGATACCTGCGTCAACCAACATCTCACGTTTAAGGCTCATACCTTAACTCCTTTGTTTTACGTCACGAGGGACTGAGATACAGACACTTTTACGCCATATCCAGGGCAAAATAAAAACCGCTTGGACTTCCAAACGGTAAATATCTAATTACAGTAGTCTTTCCTACCAGTCAAGATGAGTGACCACCTCCTTACTTGCGACTAAACCAAGATTTCTTTTGCGTCTTCTTGAGGGCTTTGACTCCCTCCTCCACTTTGTCAAAGCGGTTGTTTGTTGCTTTTACATTTTTAGAGTTGATTTCTTCCATCTTCTCAACAATACGCCAAAGTTGGTTATTTTGGTCAAGCAAGAACTCAATGGCACCCTCTGCCATTCGTAGAGAGTTCTCAAGTGCACGTTTTTTCTTGATACGTTTGTTCATGGCTTCCTCCTATTTTTGGGTATAAGAAAAGCGCCTAGATTGGACTAAGCGCTAATTGATTACTTGGATTGAAACAATGCCACTCTCAAAGAGAGAGACCTCTGTGGGGTCATCAGGACTAGGATTGTCAATAAGAATAGTGATTTCATCTTGTTCATCATTGTCCATTTCATCAACAAAATCTGTGACAACTCCCTTGATAATTTCGCCATCACTATTGACTACCTGAACCTTTGAGCGTAGGTAGTTCCAAAGTCGCTTACTCATTTACGGTCTCCTTTCCCTTTGATAGTTGGCACAATATGTGAGCCAGTCTTACTGTAATGAATACGGAAATCAGTAGCGTTCTCAATAACTTCACCAGTTCTAGGGTCTATATAAGTTCCTATCGGTTTGTTTTGTGAGATGATTTCCTGCATTTTGGTTGATTTCGGATTGTACTTGAATTGTCCATTACCTGCATATCTGTCAATAAGTGCTTGGCACTCCTCTTTAGTGATTGTCAGATAGCTTGGTGGGTGCTTGCCATTGGATAGGTTTTGAGCTAAGTACTCCTCATAGCCTTTGGTGCCCCTGATGTGTCTTTCAAAATGCTCATTGTTTATTTCTGTCTTAATTATACCACTTTCGACGGCTGAAATGAACTTTTCACGCATTTCTTTTTGTTCCGCCCTGTGCTTTTCCAATTTGGCCAGCTCACGCCTTACCTTGACCTCTTTCTCAGCCTTTGTAAATGGGTCATCATAGTACTTCTCCCTAGCATAATCACGGTGTAGGAATGGGTTCTGTCTGAGATAGTCTCTCATAGCTCCCTGTTGCACCCTGACCCTGCTCTTGTACTTGTCTATGAGCTCTTGGTCTCCTAGTTTTTCTGCAACGTGGAGAAACTCCTTAGACTGTCTGATAGACCGCTCCAGGGCTCTCTGTTTAGCCTGTACGTTAGCATTCTCGATAGCTTGCTCAGGCGTTAAATCCTTGACATCTTCGCCAAGCTCAGGTTTGTAGTTGGCACCAACAACAAAAGGCGTGATTTCATGGGTACAGTTGATACCCAAGCAACCGCCAGCTGTTCCGTAACCATAATCAGATAAAGCAAGGATACGCTCTCCCTTTTCAGTCCTAGCAACTCCAGTAGTGACTATCTGGTGTTGTAGAGGGGCGCACATTTCCCTTGCTGTGGATTTCTTGGAGTAGTAGTAGGTATCTATACCCAATTCCTCAGCTGGAGCCATTCTGACCTCACGATAAACACGCCAAGCTGTGGACTTGATGACTTGCCTAGCGTAGGTGTCAGCTTTCCAGTTCTTGCCTTGGCTGTCTGTAAAGCCATAAAAGCCCTTTTTAGCCCATTTCATGACAGTATCTGAAATAGCCTTGTCTGATGTTGCCAGACCTGTGACAACCTTTGCTGTAGCCTCCTCAATGATAGACTGGTAGGCACCTATCACGCTCTTTGGTAGCGTGGTGTTAATAAGGTTGTTGATGTCACCCATGGTCTGATTGACATAAGCTGCAAGGCTATTCTGAATAAGAGAGTTACTAACAAAGGTACCGCCACCAGTAGCCTCTAAAAGCTGTTGTTTGGTATCATTGTAGATTTTGTATCCCTCGTTTTGGATAACATACCTAAACTGTTCCTCGGCAATTCCTGAACGGTCTGAAATGAGCTTGAGGTTGTCCTCATTGAGCAGCCCCATCTCATTCATCTTCTCAAGTTGCCAGATGTAGGGATTGTCATCAAGACTGGCAGAGCCACGCTCTTTGATACGGTCTATAACTTGGTCAAACAAGTCAAGAGTGAGCTGATGATAGATGTCTGCAACCTGACTAGCGTCAAGCATAAGCTGCTCATCATTTAGTTTGATTGGTTTCTTCTTGTCATCAGCCATCTAATCATTCTCCATATACTCCTACATCATCAGGACTACGCTCTCCGCTTGCCTCATCAATAGCATTACCGCTGATTTCAGCTTTAATTTTCTTGGCTTTATCAGGAGTTACGTTGAGCACTTTCTCAATGGCCATTAAATCCGTACCAAATCCAGCATTTACAACCTTAATCCAGTAGTCAAGTTCAGCATTACGGTCAGTAAAGACGCCATCATCAAGGTTAATGCTGATAGCGTCCATGTCTGGGATATTCCCCTTGTAGAGCTTATAGGATTTACCAAGCTCTAACATGGAGATAATCAGCTCTTTCAGAGACTGCTCAACTAGACTGACAATACTGTTCCTCATTTGGTAAGTGTCAGAGTTCTCAGAGACAATTTCAGTTGCTGTCTTCATGCTCTTACCATCAAAAGTAAACATACCAGCAGACACACCTATCTGCATTTCAAAAAGAGCTAGTCCCTCATTGATAGCTTTGATATAGTCATCAGAGCGGATAGGCGTTGTAAGGTCTGTGATACCTATCCCCTTGTCCATGTCGCCACTGTCAAACTGTTCATAGACATTTTGACCAGTCTCAAACTCACGCTTAACCGTTACCTTGTCTCCGTCCTGATTGTATTCAGTCTTAATCATCTGGGTAGGAACTGCCACCCTGCGTTGACCCATTTTGACCTCCCACATGAACTCATCATAGGTAGTATTCAGGAAGTCAATAGTAGTCTTAGCGTTATCAAAGATAGACAAGCCAAGCGGACTGTTAATGTCCTTATTGTTCATGCCAGGTGTCTTCAAGTAGGTAAACAGAGGACGACTGAGGCCTTTCAAGTCAGCTACTTCTTCCAACTCCTCATAGAGTTCTGATAAAGGCACTCTAGCACCTACAATGTTCTGATTATCAGACTTGTAGAGCTCATTAGTTACCGTGTACTTGTCATCTTTGCCCCATTCATGCAACTCAATAAGCGTATAATACTTCTGCTTATTTCCCTCTGACTTGATTGTTTTAGTGATAATAGCAGCACTAGACACATCTTGAGTGTTAGACTGGAGAGGTAGAAAGACAGGGGCTTGAATAAACGCCACTCTTACCTTGTCCTTATCGACATAAGGCCTCATAGCTAAACCACCAAGAGCTAGACAACTCTCAAGATAACGCTCAAAGTTCTTGATAAAGCGGTCATTTTGTAGCTGGTCCTGAATAAATTCATTAGCTTTCTCATCATCTACCTTGATTTCAGCTTGCTCATTAAATACCAGGCTTGCAATCTTCTTAGAGGCTGTTCTGCCAATCGGTAAATGGTTAAAATCTCGCTTTTGTTTAGTTCCGTTGCTGTCTCTGTACTCAATTTGTGGATAACGCCCTGCAAAATACTTGAGGTTTTCCCTGATACGGTCATACTCTCTGCTAGACACCGCTATTTTAGGGTGGTCAGTAATGTTTGTTAAGTTTTGTGTGGTCATCACATACTTACTCCTTTGAAATAAATTCTTGATAGTCTGTACTATTCCCATTGTTAGCTCCTTTAGGCTTTCAAATCTAGCTCCCTAGCATTGTCTAAGACAAAATACTTGAACTCATCTACCGTGTGGTCATCTTCCTTGATAACTTTAGGGTCATCAGAGTTAATAGTCTTGTCATCATAGCGGTACATCTTGTGCTCCTCAACAAATACCTTATTAGCAGGAATGTCAAGGTAGTAAAAGCGCCCCTCTGCTAGCAAACTGATAACCATGTCAATCATAGTCTGGTTTTTCTTTTTGGCTACTGGGTGCCAGCGTTCGCCATAATCTTTGAAATACTGGTTACGTAGAGCACCCTCGGCACTATCAATAGTCATCTTGAGCTTAGGTACTCTGTAAGTCTTCATGACCTCGTCTATAAAGTCGTGTATCATCACAGAAAGTTCACTAGGTGCCTTTTTGATGGTCTTACCAGCCGGGCTATAGTAGAACGTATCAAGCAAGATAACATTACCCTTAGCAGTCAAACCATAAGCCCCGCAGGCCGTTGCTGACTGCTGGTGTCCAGTATCTAGAGCAAATGATATACCGATAAGCCTATCGTCCTCAGGGAGGCTCTGTAGTGGCTTAAAGTAGTTCATGTTATAAACATGATTACCAAGACCTATAACCTCTCCTAGATACATCCAGCGATAATAGTCAGGGTCAGTTTCCTTGTACCGTTCTATCTTTTCTTTCATCTGCTTAGACAAAAAACCTAACTTGTCATCAAGATAGGTGCTGTGATGTATCAGATAGGTTGGGTCACTTGATTTCTCGGCTACCCACTCATTTATCCAGTCATAAGGATTCCGTGGTGGGTTGTACGTGAAATAGACCTTGACCTCTTTACCATTAGGCAACTCTTGACGGATAAAGGTATCCTCAACTATATCAATGTCCTCACGGCCTGCAAACTCTGCCAGCTCCTCAAACCATACAGACATGACATAGCCCTTGGCTATCTTCTGTGATTTGAGTTTCATTGGGTCATCAACACCGTAGAAGTAAAAGGCTGTACCTGTCTTTTTGTGAGTGATTTGTAGAGGAGACTTACCAAACTTGAACTGATTGGCCAGCCCCATCTCATAAATTGCCCACCGTATCTGTTCATAGACAGACATTCTCAGATACTTACCGACTTTCCGCAAGACAACCACATTACCTAAGGGGTCACTGATAAAGTCATTGACTAGGTCAATAGACACCACAGAGGACTTAGTAGAGGCACGGCCACCCTTTAGCACTACATGGCTCTTGAGCGTGTATAGGACTTCATCAAATACTGGGTTAATCAACTTTGCTAGGTTCAGTATCGCCATTGTACTCACTCCTATCAAATGTAAATCCAGTAATAACTGTGTCATCTTCATCATCAGAACCAAGCTGTGCCTTGAGGTTATCAATTCTCAGGCGTTGCTCCTCTGTGACAAGTGGTGAGCGTGTCAGCTCATCATAGGTCTTAATCATGCTTTTAAGCTCTGACTGTGCCCTTGCTATTGCAGCAAGGGCTTTCCCTTGTTTATCCCATGCCGTATGATGTTCATAGCCTGTACCAGCTTTGCCTGTACTAGTAACAAAGGTATCGCTATCCTCCACATCTTGGACAAATAAAATACGCTGAGCATGCAATAAATTAGCATAGGTCAGTGTGATATTTTCCCAGAGTATGTCTATTGGCTGTTTGTCTGATAGCTCCTGTGCTATCTCATACACCTCCTGTGGCAGATACTTAGCAAACAAACCATGTTTTAGGGCGTTAGTGTTTCCCTTAGGGGCTCCGTGCCCTAGAGCGTTCTTACTGCCCTTTGGAGCACCCCTTGGATTTTTGGAGCGTTCCGTATTTTTCTTTTGGAACGTTCCTTTTATTTTAAGTTCCCATTTGTCTTTACTTTTCCAACCTCGGACAGTGCCAGCTGAAACACCCAAACGCTCAGCAATCTCAACCAGTTCAATGTTTCCATTGTTCTCTGAATAGATTTCAAATGCTTTGTCTCGGTTGGGGTCTCTTGCTCTACCCAAGCCTAAACCTCCTGCTGTTTATTTGTTTTGAAATATAAAAAAGCCACTCATTGAGTGACTGTATGCGGTAAGTGGGTGCCTCCCCCACCAGAGCCTTATATAGCGCTACTTTATCTCTGTCCTACAGGTTAATCAGCCTAAATCTAATTACCGCCCTGTACCTCTATTGTGATAGCTACTCACAGAGATACAATGGGAACAGCTGGAATTGAACCAGCGACCTCCTAGGCTTCAACTAGGCGCTCTACCAACTGAGCTATATTCCCTTAAAGAGAGGGGAGGACTCGAACCTCCAAGGCTTTACGCCCCCTGATTTCAGGTAACCATCTACCAATTCTGAGACCTCTCTCTTCAATTCTTGATACTACCATTCTATCAGACTTTAAGAACCGTGCTGTTCCAAAAAGTCCCAAACGCTCCCTATGAAATCAGATGACTTCCTCTAAGGCTGAGACAGCCTCATTTTTTAACCTATAATAGGTTGTACGGCTCATCTTCAAATCATAACAAACACTATCAGCAGTGCCTTTATTGATGTAGGTCATTCTTAATACTGCCCTATGTTTCGGATTTTTCAGCTTGTTAATCAATCTACCAAGTTCAAGTTTCCTGTTAATAACTTCATTGGTGTCTTGTTCAATCGCTTCTTTCATGACAATCAACTGAGTATAGACATCATCAACTTGTCTAGCTTGACCGCCCTGGACCTTGTCAGTCTTCCATTTGGGGCTTGAGAGCAAACCTGCCTCGAGCTCATTGATTTCATCTATACGGCTTTGAATGTCCATATCAAGATTTTGTAGCTCATTCAAGAGCTCTTTAGCCTTGTTCACTCTCTGTCTCCTTTATGGTATAATAGTCTTTGTGATATAACTATTAGCTGAGGCAGAGAGCGCCTTGGCTTTTTTGTTTAGTAGCGGTTCAGAATACTTACTACTTCATCAAATGCCATAGACACTCTGATTGTCTTTTCCTCATAAGAGAAGAATGGTCCAGGTATCTTTAGAAGTAAACGTGTTGTATAGCTGTTCTCTCTCTGTATTCCCTCAATGCTTTCAACCATTTTTTTACAGAGTGCAACTGAACCAAGTTTCACAAATCTTGGCATTTCTTTTTTTACAATTCTTATTTTTCCAGTGTAAGGTCTTCTCCTAGGTCTCATTTTTTCAACCCCAATCTTTTATTATCTAGCATATAGCCCTCTATGGTAATTTCCTCAGGGCTATCAGTCCAGTTTTTCATAATTTCAACCTGACTAATGATAGAGGTAATGATGTAAGCTTTACCTCTCCTATCTTTTACTGTTGTAATGGATACTTGCTCCTTTTTTCTTTGCCACTCCAGACTCTCATCATAAGCTTTAGAGAAAGCCCTAGTAAACATCTTTTTACGTTGGCGTTTGTTCATTTACCCTCCCTCTAAGCCTCAGCTACTGGAAAGTGGATTTCCCCGATAACAAGAGAGGCAACGCTATAATAATAGCCACCATTTCCGTCATTAGCCTCACATTCAGCTAGGGCTATTGGGTTCTGGTTATGATAAATGGTAACCGTGTTCTGACAAGTCGTGCCGTCCCCATTGTCAAATTTGTTAGGTTCTCCAAATTTAACATCAGTGATGACAGCGTCCAACTGGACATTTTTGAACTCTCCTCCTGCATGGGCACAGCAATCACTCTCAGACATTTTGATAGCGACCTTTGTACCATCTTCAAGCAGTAGATGGTCTTTGTCCCACTCTGTAATACGCTTATGTAGCAACAACTCTTTTAGTTCCTCAAGAGAACCATAGCGTCCATTTTCCCAATCAGGTTCATAATAATCAGGTAGTTCAATAGTTCTAGTCATATCAATTTCCTCTTTTCTTCAAATAGTCAGGGATTGGGTCACCAACCTTGATAGCCTCGTACTGCTCTTTTGTGACCAAAAACTTACCGTAGGCGTGGGCTGTGACCGTGTAGCGTCCCTCTATGATTTCCTTGTCTGTGATAGTCCCCACCATTACACCGCCTGCGTTATCGACGGTGTAGAGGAGGACGGGCTGAACTTCGCTTTTAGCTTGTTTGTAGCCTGATTGGTACATCAGATAGCTATATCCAATCCAGGCAACCATCACAATTAGCAAGCTAGCGGCAAACTTTACACCGTCTTTTATAAATTCCATTTCATGACCTCCAACTCATAGCCTTCTAACCAAGCACGAGATACCAATTCCTCCTTTGAATGAACTTCTTCCTCGTTTGTTTCAAACCATTCCCCCACATCATCTGGCATTTCATAGCTAGGATGATTTGAAAGACATTCTGATAACCCCTTTTCATATTCTTTGCAAAACTCAACCCATTCTGCCACAAACTTCGGTATTATGACTTTCGATGGTTCAGTAAGTTCAGAAACAGCATTCAGAACAGCTCTTTTTGATATTGGTTCATCAACAAATGGCTCATACTCCCCCATGCCTTCAATTCGCTTGGTCAATTCGGTCTTATTCATTCACTCCTCCATTCTTTCAATAAACACCTCAATCCGTGGATTTAGACTATAAAACTTGCCCACCGTATGCAGGGCAATCTGTCCGTCATCTTGGAAGACAATACCGCTCATGCTGTCGTATAGGGCTTTTTCATAGTTGTCAATATCAGGTTTCTTGCCAACTGGGATAGTCTCAACCTTCAAGGCCGCCTGATTTTTCTTAGGCTTAGAAACGTACTGGGGCGGTTGAATGTAAAACCTCACATTTGCCCTCAGCGGTCCCTCAAGCGTGGCCTGACCCATGTACTGATTAGCAATGAGTAGCCTACACTGGTTGCGCCAGGCTTTCATATCCTTATCTTCGTAGGTTGTGGTAAAACTTCCACGCCTTGCGAACCTTGGGCGTGACTGTGGTTTTGGTTCGATATTCAGGACTAACTTCATAGAAGCACCCCAAGGAAACCAAGTTCCTCAAATAAATTCTTTTTGTTTTCCTCAAGGAACTCAAATAGGATTTTAATCTCTTGAACATCTTTAGCAAACTCTTTAGCTGCATAAGAGCTATAAAGAACAAGGTCATCAGACTGTTTTGCTTCCAGTACTAGTTTGTATTCTGGTTCAAATAAATCACCATTTTCATCTAGTGAAAGCTGTCTGTCTTGCTTCACAAATTCAGCCTTTAGGTTAAAAATGGAACTACCAACAATCTCAATGCTTTTCTCTGCTTTACTTGTAACTACTGTAAAAGCTGTTTTAAGTATTGCTGTTTTCTTCATATTGTTTCTCTTTATAAATATCCATACATCCCATACATAAGCCAAGGTATTTTTTTCTTTGTCCCATCTGACAGATAAAGAATAGCCTCATTGTAATATCTGTGTTGTTTTAGTCGTTCAGCAACAATGCTATCAACCTCTACATTTTCATAAGTTTCATCAACACCACACCAACGCTTACCACAACACGGGCAATAATCTGTATATTCGGATTTCTGTTCAATGATTTCATCAAATTTAACATCTGCTTGTTCTTCGTTTTCAGCCTCTATGATGATATGTATTCCTACATTTTCATCTTCTACAAAGTAACCTTCTGAATTATTTTGTCTGTAAACATAAAACGTCATAATATTGTCCTTTCTTAAAACGGCAAATCATCATCTGAGATGTCCATAGAGGTTGAGTTTCCAAATGGAGAGTTGTAACCTCCTGATGAACCACCTGCAAACTCAGACTGTGGAGAACCGCCAGGATAAAAATTACCACCTTGTGAGCCGTTCTGAGTGTTATTGGACTGTCCTTGCTGACTGCCACGGCTTTCTAACAAAGTCACGCTATCAGCTACAACCTCAGTCACATATCGACACTGACCGTCTTTCTCGTAGCTCCTTACCTGGATACGTCCAGTAAGACCAATGAGCGACCCTTTGCCACAATATTCAGCAATGATGTCAGCCGTACCACGCCAAGCCTGAAAGTTGATAAAGTCAGCCTCACGTTCTCCGTTTTGGTTCTTGAAATTGCGATTGACGGCAAGAGTGCCCTGTAATGCTGAGACATTGCTAGGGGTCTTGCGTAGGTCAGGAGCTGCTGTCAGTCTTCCAACCAGCACAACGTTGTTAATCATTCTTTTTATCCTTTCTAGCCTCACGCTCGCCTAGTAGGAACCCCAGGCATAGCCATAAGAAAGTCCAACCTGCTAATAAAATAAATTCAAAAATTACCATTTTTAGTCCCTTTCAATCGTGACATTAAAATCTATGTCATTTAGTTTTATGGGTAGAATTATCCCGCCTTTATTGCTGTCACTATGTAACTCAAGCAAAGCCATCATGACCTGTTTACCAATCTGTAATTGTGTTCCCATCAATGCCTGCTCATTACTGATTTCAATTTCATTAGTTGCCATTTTCCCCTCCTGGATTTTGCCACCAATCAAGCAGGTCTTCCTGATAGTCGTTTAAGTATTGTTCAAATATTTCAAATTGATGGATAGCCCATTTCAAGCGGTACATATCTTCCCCACTTCTTGAGCAGTAGCCACTTACCTTGAATATTGGTGCAATGTCACCCACAACATGAGTAGTCAGGTCATCTATATTGACCACTTCCTCTGTTTGAAAATCAAAATCTAAAATGAACTCATCCCCCAAATTGTGGATAACCTGCAACCGTTGACCGTCTGAATAGATAGCCACGCTGTCTGAAACTTGTCTAATTTCCATAGTTACCACCCACATTGCTCATTGAGTTCAGCCTGAGTCAATGGCTCTATACGCTGATAACCGCTGACCTGATAATTTTTCTTGAAATCAAAGCCAAGCTGGCTTAGACCTTCCTTGAAACGGTCTTTTTCTGCCGTGTTTTCAAGATAGACCTCAAGGGTCATTTTTTGAGTGTATTTTTTAGGCTCATTTTTATCACCTCTGAGCGTTTCGGGATTGTTTTGGGATAATTGCCCACCATCCAAAATCTCGCCCGTTTCTGGGTCAAAATTTTGGGTCTCCGTTGATTTCTGAGCCTGTTCCTGTTCTTTAGCTCGCTGAGCTGCCAAAAGTCGCTCTCTTTCTTCTTCAGCTTGTCGTGCTTTTTGCTGTTCCTGCTCAAAACGATAGTCTGATAAAATCTGTTGCAACACATCAGTCAAAGACATAGACTGCAACATGCGAATATAAGGCTGGTCAGTCATGCCGTACTCAGCACACTGGCCTGAAATAGCTGCCTTGGCCTTTTCGTACTCCTGTTGTTTTTGGTACTCAAATGTAACCATGTCATCAAGGCTCTTCATGGTGATTTTCTTGAGTGTCACGCCATCTGCCATGAAATTCCCTGCTTTAATGTACTCAAGAGCCTTTTCATCAAAGATACGAGGGTCAATCATATACTCAGAGGCCTTGTTAGCAAGATATCCCTTGACAGTATCAATCCTAAGAGCTTTCTGATGGTCTTCAAACTCTTTGACATCAGCTGCAATCTTGGCGATTGTGTCATCAAGTGGCTTACTTGCCTGTTTGATATATCCATCAATTTCATCTGCTGGCTTTGAGAGTTCCTTTTTGACTTTGATACGCTCATCAGATAACTGTTTCTTGAGTTTGCGTAAATCAGCTAGAACTTGCTTATCTTCCTTGATGGTTGCGGCTGTGACTGTATAATTTTGGTATTTTGCCACAACCTCATTGATATTCTGCTCAAATTTCTCACGGTCAATAATTTCAACTTGTGCCTGTGTTACTTTTACCTGTAATTCTTGCATGATTTCCTCCTGGTTAGTAATCTAATAACTCGCCTTGGACTGCTTCCTCTGATGGTTCTTCTCCAAAGCTAGGAATTTCATCAGCTGGATAGTCATTGACAACCGTATCAGTCTTTTCAGCCAATTTATGCTGTTCAGCTTTTGCCTCTTGTAGTCTGCGTGCTACGACATCCTCACGGCTTTCTTGTGGTGTGACATCTTTAGGGCTGTTGTCCAACTGAATTTCATCTGCTTCATAAGATGAGCCAAGTTCTGCTGGAAAAGCTTCACGGTAAGCAGATACTAGGGCAACTTTTCTGATCATGACACAGGGCATTGTGTCCCAGTTATTCTCACCTATTGGCTTGCCGTATGTATTCATCACAGGGTAAGTAATATCTTTCCCTTGCTGGGTCAATTCCTTAATCCTTGCACGGATTTTAGAATTGTCATACTCTTCAAAAGACACCTCTGTTTCTGTTGGATAAGTTCGGTCTTTACGGTAAACCCTAGCCCAACCTCCTAAGATTTCAGCACCTTTAGGGATAAAGGCTCCTTTTGAATATTTAATTTCACCGTCCATCAGATAGATTACGCCTGCCTCTTTTCCGTCAAATTGTGGGTGACTATCTGCTTTCTTTTCAAAAGCTGATTTGGCAGTAACTACCTGAGCTGGCTGATTGCCATACTTGATAAAATAAATTTCTTTGGTAAATGGATTGAGATTTTGGGCTTTAGCTTGAGCTATAAAATAGGCAAGCTCCTCGTCACTAGCTTTTCCTTGTGGGTCAAGATACTTTCTGATAATACCGCTATTAAGTAGCTGAGGGTTGGTTAAAAAATCGCCTTTTGCCTCTACAATTTGATTATTAGTCATGTTCTTCTCCTTTTGGTCTTTCTTAAATTGAAATTTTCACGCTTTAAGCGTCTGTTTTCTTGTTTCAAGGAAAGTATCAAGTCCTGTTGTTCGTTGATAATCTCGCCCAATACTTCGCAGGTTTCTAGCCGTTCTCTGGCCATTTCCCTATTCAATTCATATTGTTCACGATAATAGCTCATAAACTAGTTATCTCCTACATAAATCCATTGACCGCCTCTAAATACCCATTCATCAGGGTCATGTTCTTCTCTTGGCTCCTCAGGCTGCAAGTAATCACGGTCATAGTCAAAGGTGCCAAATAGTCCTCTGTCCATGTTGCACCTCCTAAGCTGCATACTTTCTACCAAGCTCTCTGACAAGTCTGATATATCCAACCCTATCAACTAAGCCTGTATCAAGTAACTTTTCTTTTTCTCCTATTGTGGCACGTTGCCAGACTAGAGTTTCACGTTGTCTGAGTTTACTCATAGTGACCTCCTAACCTGCTTGGCTCTCATAGACATCAATTAGACGCTTTTGAGTTGCTACAGTATCAGCATAGCGTCTACGTTCACGGCCAAGCTCCATATTCTGCTCAGAGAGTTCTTGTAGCAATGAACGCTGTTTCTTGATGATTTCCCTAAGCTCACGGTTCTCAGCTTGTAGCGCTCTAACCTCAATTAGATTGTTAGCTGGTTCTTGTGGTCCAGCCACCTCATACTCATCTAGTCCTAAAAATGATTTCAATTTGTCTAGCATTATTCTTCCTCCTCACTGTCTTCCTCAAATGATGTCAGGTTTTCCTTAATAGCTTTCTTAGGGTCTGCCCCGTCTAGCACATCTTCAATAACATGAGAGAGTTTGTGCATGATGTTCATCATCTCCTCAAGTGTTCCATTTTTATCAGGGACACCTAAAACCTTGATAGTAAACATGCCAAACATTGAGATAGCGTGTAGCTCCTCTTGTAGCTTTTCAATACGCTCAATCTTCTTCTGTTGGTCTGAGATAATTCTGTCTTTATCAATCATGATTTTTTACCTGTGGATAACTTTAGTTATCCCTTTCTTTATTCTATAAGTATTAGTTTGTTTTAATTTAGTATTTATTACTAAGTTAGTGCCGTAAGGCTTAGATTATTGTAAGTTAGTACTTGTTGTATAGTTAGTATTTATTAGACGGCAATTTTTAACATGGCAATTTTTAACATGGCAATTTTTAACATGGCAATTTTTAACATGGCAAAATCTTCCAGGTGTAAAATCATTCTTCTAAAATACCTGTGGATAATTCTTCAATTAACTTATTTTTCAAATAAGTTTTGTAGCTATCTGTCATAGGAGTATCAGAAAAGAACCTTTTAAACTCTGTCCCATTACCTCTACCATGACTAATTCTTACTGAAAGCAAATATCCGCTTCTCTCAAGTATTTTGAAATGTCTGTCTACTGTCCGCCTACTGATATTCAAGCGCCTTGCAATTTCCTCAGGATACACGACCCAGTCAGGTTTATTGGTCAATATTACTGTTAAAATCCCAATCGTAGCAGGCTCAAGTGACTTATCTTGCGTAAAAGCGTTATTTATAGATGTGTAATTTTCGTGAGTATTCCTGATTATATACTGCATACCTCATATACTATGCTCCTTTCCGTAGTTCCTGCTTGTGCATTCCTAGAATAATGTCATAATAAGCGTGACCGGCAGGAATGACATAGCCCTCTGTTTCAAACTCCACCCATTGCTCCACACCGTCCACAATTACCTTGCGTAGGTTAGTAATTTTGGGTGTCCATTTCTTTTTTTCTGTTTTCATGGTAAAATTTCCTTATAATCTTTTTGATTTGTCCCTCAATGGAATTGCCGTTCCAGAGGGGCTTTTTTATTCTCAACTTGGTAGATACTCCTGATTGAGAAATTTGTTGATAAAATACTGCTGGCCTTTGCCAGTGACCTTAGTTGTTGTATTGACTGTGGTGTGACCGTCGGCATGGTTGATATTTGTCTTTTTCAACTCAAACAGACCTAGCTGCATGCTTTTCTGTGTCGGTTGGTTCCAAGACTCTCCACGGCGACTAATTAAGTAACCATTAGAGCGTAACCACTGAAAGAGTTTGTTTTGACCAATATCAATCCCATTCTGTTTCAGAATTTTAGCCAGTTCACCAATCAGACAAGATGACTTACTAGCGCTCACAGCGTCTGCAAACAGCACCTTAGGACGGTCAGCCTCAATCTGTGCCTCTAGCTTATGGACTTTCTTATCTGCCATGAGTAAGGCTCTTGCCATGATTTTCTCAGGGCTGTTGTAGTCTTTCTCAATTTGGATAAAGTAGGCTCTGACTTCTTGACCTTTTTCAGTCTTGGACATCATGGCTAGATGTTTGGCCGTGTCTAGGGTCAGAGCAAAGTCGTCTAAGTATTGGACATTGCCATTACCACCCTTAACGGGTGTACCTCCAGGTACGCCTGTAAAGTCATAGCCCTCTACAAAACCCTTGATATTTTGCTCAAACCAAGCACTAAACCTCTTTTTGATGTCTAATGTTTGGTAAAGCTGTCTAGCTGAGACAATAGGCTCATGGTTTTCATTCAGTGTTACGTTGATAAGTTCATTCATTGTATCTCCTTTCTAAATCAATGGTTCATGAACATGAACTTTAGGTGTAAAAAAATATTCATGCAACTGGCTCACATCAATATCTAGCAACTCTGAGGCCTTTGCCATCTCAAAGTCTTTCCAAGGTACTCTATTGTTCAACTTTAGTGATATAGAGCGTTCGGATAACTCCATTGCTAAGGCAAAATTGTACTGAGTTCCATACTTCTCAACAATCTTTCCGGCAAGTTTTGAATAATCGTTACTCATAACATTCTCCTTTCTTGTTCATTTTCCATGAACTATTTTACAAAACACATTCTATCACGTTGCATGAACCTCGTCAATAGAAAAATTCATTTTTTATGAACTTTCTCTTGAACTTTTGTTCAAGATGGTTTATAATAGCCTTAGAAAACAACTAAAGGAGGAGGTTACATGAGGACTAGCAACCCATCTGAACGGTTAAAACAACTCATGTCCGAGAGGAACCTAAAACAAGTTGAGATACTTGAAAAGTCTTTACCCTATCAAAAAGAATTAGGGATAAAAATGGGGAAAAGCACTCTTTCACAATATGTCAACGGTGTGCAATCCCCAGACCAGCACAGAATTTACTTACTTTCAAAAACACTTGAGGTTAGTGAACCCTGGCTTATGGGGTATGATGTAGATATAAACCGTGTTCCTGATAACAAGCGTGGGTTTGATACTACTGATGATATAGTCTCAATTTACGAAAAACTTGAACAAGATAGGCGATTGACAGTGCTTGATTTTGCCAAGGAACAACTTGAGGAACAAGAGAGCAATAAGATTACATCTATCTTTGATAAATTCAAAGATGTTGATAACTACATCACTGATTATGTTGAGGGCTTAGTGGCTGCTGGTCATGGTATTTTCCAAGAGGATAACTTGCACATGGAGGTTAAACTCCGTGCTGATGATGTACCTGAGAAGTATGACACCATTGCAAAAGTGGCAGGTGACTCAATGGAACCACTCATAGAGGACAATGACCTACTCTTTATCAAGGTGACTAGTCAGGTTGACATCAACGATATTGGAATTTTTCAAGTGAACGGCAAGAACTTTGTTAAAAAGCTCAAACGAGACTATAATGGTGCTTGGTACTTGCAGAGTCTCAACAACAGCTATGAAGAAATTTATCTCACAGAAGATGATGAAATTCGTACTATTGGTGAGGTTGTAGAAATTTATAAGGTCTAAAAATAAGGAGGACATCATGAAAAAATTGAAATTGTTTCTAGTGGGCTTTTTAGCCCTTGCTGCCCTTGGCTTTGTCTTGCAGGCTCTAGGCCTAGCACCTAAGACAGAAACGCCTGAGACACCTAAGGTGGCCGTTCAGAGTTCGACAACTGAGGCAAAGAAAGAAACCTCAGAAACCACTGAGGCTAGTTCTAAAGCTGATGATGAATTGCCAAGGGTTACAGCTGACCAAATGACTAGCTTTATTGATTACCTAAAGCAAGACCTAACTGATAAAGGCGTAGACATTGCTACCTACACTTTTTACAATAAGGACACTATCCTTTATGTGACCGTACCAAATGAGTATAAGTACTATGATAAAACTGACCTACAAGCCTTTGCTGATGGCTTGAAAGAAAAAGAACATGAGGCCTTTAACGTTTGGGCTGCAATTAACGGTGTAGACTTTAATTCCTACCCTATGCTACACATCAAAACAGATGACGGTGACTCCCTTGTTTCTCAAAAGATGAACGGTGACATGGAAGTCAAAGTAAAATAAAACAAAAAAAGCCCCATGCTCAGAAGTTTGGCGACCGAGAGCATGAGGCAAGCTGCAAGAACTACATTCAAAATCTGCTGAATTTGAATGCTTTTCTTGTACCCATTTTATCATTTTTTTATAAAATTTGAAAGAGGTACTACTATGATTACAACAAATAAGGTAGCCATTTATGTCCGTGTATCGACCACAAACCAAGCTGAGGAGGGCTACTCCATTGAGGAACAGAAAGATAAGTTGACTAGCTACTGCCACATCAAAGACTGGAGCATTTACAACATCTATACAGACGGTGGCTTTTCGGGGTCAAATACTGAGCGCCCCGCTTTGGAAAAACTCATCAAAGACGCTAAAAAGAAGAAATTTGATACCGTACTAGTCTATAAGCTAGACCGCCTGAGCCGTAGCCAAAAAGACACGCTCTACTTAATTGAGGATATTTTTTTAGAAAACAAAATAGACTTTGTCAGCCTACTTGAGAATTTTGACACCTCTACGCCCTTTGGCAAGGCTATGGTGGGTATTTTATCCGTATTCGCTCAGTTGGAGCGTGAACAAATTAAGGAACGTATGCAACTAGGTAAGCTAGGCCGTGCCAAGTCAGGAAAATCTATGATGTGGGCAAAAACATCATACGGTTATGACTACCACAAGGAAACAGGTACAGTGACTGTCAATCCTTGGCAATCAATTATTATAGCAGATATTTTTGATTGGTATCTATCAGGAAAATCTATCACCAAAATTAGAGACGCTCTGAATGATATGTACGGTGAGGACAATGGAGGTAAAGTGTGGAATTACAGAGCTGTCAGAATGATTTTAGCTAACCCTGTATATTGTGGCTATAATCAATACAAAGGAGAAATTTACAAAGGCAATCATGAGCCTATTATCTCTGAGGAAGTTTTTAATAAAACTCAAGAAGAACTCAAAATAAGACAACAATTAGCGGCTGAATACTCCAACCCTAGACCTTTTCAAGCCAAATACATGTTATCAGGCATTGCCCAATGTGGTTACTGCTACGCTCCTCTAAAAATAATAATGGGCATGGTCAGAAAAGACGGCACTAGATATATCCGATATGAATGTTACCAGAGACACCCAAGAAAGACTAAAGGGGTTACGGTATATAATAACAACGAAAAATGCCACTCAGGAGCCTATGAAAAAGATGAGGTAGAGGAATATGTACTGAATGAAATCAGTAAATTACAGAATGATACTAACTACCTAGATGAACTGTTTTCCAACCCTGAGACAGAAAGCATTGACCGTGACAGCTATCAAAAACAGATAGATGAATTGACTAAGAAACTTAGTAGATTAAATGACCTATATATAGATGACCGTATCACGCTTGAGGAGCTACAAAAGAAGTCTGCTGAGTTCACTACAATCAGAGCCTTTCTTGAGGCTGAACTAGAAAACGACCCAACGCTAAAAGTAGATAAGCAAAAAGAAAACATGAGGCAAACACTAGCCACTGATGACATTATAGGACTGGACTACGAACAGCAAAAGACGATAGTCAGAGCCTTAATCAACAAGGTACAGGTCACGGCTGAGGACATTGCCATCAAGTGGAAGATATAA